CCACAAAAACTTGTGGAGATTGTCAATCGTTTCTTAACGAATCAAACTGAGATAATTATGAAACATGGTGGCACCATCGATAAATATATGGGTGATTGCATCATGGCTTTTTGGAACGCTCCGCTAGACATTGAAGAGCAAGAAAGAAAAGCAACAGAGGCCGCTCTCGAAATGAGAGAGGCATTAGGAGAGCTAAATGCAATATTTAAAATGGAAGGAGTACCTGAAATCCACACAGGGTGCGGAATTAATAGCGGACTTTGTGTTGTTGGTAACATGGGGAGTAATAATCGGTTCGATTATAGCGTTCTCGGTGATGCTGTTAACCTCGCTGCTAGGCTAGAAAGTTCTTGTAAAGAGTACTCAACAGACTTAATTATATCAGAGTATAGCATGGTAGAGGGCTACGACTATCAGTATTTAGATGAAGTCACAGTTAAGGGAAAATCGGAACCTGTAAAGATATATACAATAACCAATTAAAAAATATTTCTTGACTTTCGTACTTAATTTTGGTATAATTACTAAATAGAATTTTATATTCAAAGCAACAGGGCAACTTATATGAGCGGGGCAAATGATAACGACCACGACAGTATTATGGAAATAGATAATAGATTAACAACTCATGAAGCGGTATGTGCAGAACGCTGGAAAACTATATTCAATCAATTAGAAGGAATAGAGAAGCGCTCAAGCAGACGATTTGATGAAGTTGGTGAATCCATAACTCGTTTAGAAACAATACTAATTTCAGCCGCAGGAGCAGGACTCCTTGCAGCTTGTGGTTTAATCGCATCGCATCTAGGTGTGCTCTAACAAAGGAAAAACTTATGAAAAAACTATTAACTTTACTACTAGCATTTTCTATAATGCCTGTTTTTGCGGGTGTGAATGGAAATGTTGGATATACTTCTGATTACATGTGGAGAGGTCAAACTCAATCCATGGGCGGAGGTGCATTCCAAGCTGGTGTAGACTTAGACTACGAAGGTTTCTTCGTTGGTGCTTGGGCTTCAGAAGTCGATTTTGGAGATGATAGCGCCTCTTTAGAATATGATCTTTATGGTGGTTACAAATTTGCAGTGTCAGACAAGTTATCTATGGACGTTGGTGTTATACAATACCGCTGGGACGATAATGACATTGAAATGGTTGAAGAAGCATTTGTCAAATTTTCAACTCCTCTAGTAGGATTTGGATATTCTGTAGACACAGATGATTCAGAAAAAGATTATATGGAATTAATGGTAAAAGCTCCTTTTATTAAGGTTGTTGATGTCGGATTTACTTATGGTAGATTCCCAGACGACAGTAATTGGAAAGGATTAAGCATTTCTAAATCTTGGGACAAGATTGATCTTGGACTTATGATTATGGAAGAAGCCAAAGACGGTCAGTTCGCTGACAATGTTTCATTATCTTTATCATATAATTTATAATGGCATATTCGCAGAAGGTTGTTCAAAGATTCGAAGATGTTTTGAAGAATCCAGCTGCACACTCGGTCGGTAGGTTTGATCCTAAAGACCCCAACGTTGCAACAGGTATGGTGGGAGCACCTGCCTGTGGCGACGTCATGAAACTAGACCTAAAGCTAGACGATAACGATAGAATACTAGATGTTAAGTTTAAGACTTATGGTTGTGGTTCAGCAATCGCTTCCTCTACTATGTTTGTAGAGATGTTAAAAGGAAAAACAACAGAAGAAGCAAAATTAATTAAAGATAAGGACATAGCAAGTGTTCTTGAGTTACCCCCAATAAAATTACATTGCTCAGTATTAGCTGAATCAGGTATAAAGAAAGCAATAGAAAACTGGGAAGAGAAGAAAGCACATCGCAATCACAATAGAGGACCAAAATAATGGAAAGTCAATATCAGACAAAAGAAATAAAGGCTACGGAGACAAAAATGAAAGAACCTAAACCAAGCACAATGAAAGCACCAAGCTATGAAGATGGCTTTATCTTTGAAAAAGAGGGAATGTGGCTTTTCAAATGGAAAGGTGGAGAGTGTGGTTACCCTACCAAAGAATTAGCAGAAGCAGGACTTGAAAAACTGAGCGGAAATGGAGAAGGCTAAACAGTATTGGCTTTGGTTTATAGCAAAGTTATTTCCAAGATATACTCTTATAGTTAGCTATAACGATACTTGGGGAGACCAAGACGACCAAACATTTACTGTAAAAAAGTTTATTAAAAAGAACCCTAAGTTTCTAAAATTCAGAACACATGAGGGAGATTTAGTAGAAATTAGTGGAGCAGACGGACTTAACTACAGGATAGAAGAACTATGAAAGAATTTCTAAAAGATAAATGGCTGGATCTTATTATCTGGCACGAAAACCTAGTCGACAAATGGCAAACCTTATTAGGGTGGAGCCATTATAGTATGTTATGGGTTGCTTTTACCAAAGGGCTAGTAATAGCACTACTATTAGTATGGATATTTTAATATGAATCAATTTTTCATAGCAATAATTTTAGTACTTGGTTTTGCCACTTATTATTTTTACAGCGAGAATCAAACTCTCGTAGCAAACAATTTAGCACTTGAAGGTGCTATTGCAACGCAGGAAGCAGCGATAGAAAGTTTACAGAACGACTTTTCGCTTCAGACTACCCAGCTGCAAGAACAAACAAAAAAGAGTCAGCAGGCTCAAAGAGAATTAAATAGATATTCAGATTTTATAAAGAATTATAGATTGTCTGCAAAAATATTAGAAAACCCAGTAGAAATGGAAAGGAAAATAAATAATGGCACATTACACGCATTTGAGGACATTGAGAAACTTAGCGCTACCGTTGATGATCTTGATGATGGCCTCCAGTTGCAGTCTTCTACCAAAAACTAAAACAGTAGAAGTCACAGCAAAACCACTTGAGAGAACTTTTGTTCAACCTGTTATGCCTAGAGAGATTAATCTAGGTGTACCACAATGGATAGTAGTAACTCCAGATAACTGGGAAGACCAGTTAGCAAGAATTGAAAAACAAGAAGGAGAAATTCTTTTTCTTGCTATGACAGTACCTGACTATGAAGTTATGTCTGTTAATATGAAAGAATTAAAACGATACATTACAGAATTAAAAGATGTAGTAGTCTACTATAAAGAGATTACTTCACCTACTGATGCACAAGAACAGAATTAAAGTCTGCAATACATGTGATCAGTACACAAAGTTTAAGGTGTGTAAAGCATGTAAATGTTTTATGCCGCTTAAAGCAAGGCTGAAAAGGGCATCATGCCCGAAAGGCAAATGGGAGAAATAAATGGATTGGTTAAAAGAAAGAGTTTCTGAAAGAACCTCATGGGACGGAGCAGTAATTATTGCTGTCTGCGCTCTAGTGCTATTCACAGGTGGACTAGCAAAGATCTTAGCAGTAGCTGGATTAGGTTATGGTGCTTGGACATGTTGGAAGGCTGAGTAGTGCCTTGGGGCAAAGGTTCCTATGGCAAACGAAGAGGCCGTCCTAAAAAGAAAAAGGATAAACGACGCAAGAAAAAGCGTTAATGGTTAAATAAATGTGGGCGTACCAGGATAAAACCAAAAGCGTACGCCCAATCACCAATAAAGGTAAAAATGATAAATAAAATTAAAGAAATAGCTTTAAAAGTTTGGAACATAATTAATGGCAAAGATGCAGATATGGACGGAGATGTCGATATAGATGATGCTATGTTAAAAGCTGAACGAAAAGCTAAGAACGGTAAACCCGTAAAGGAGAAATAGATGTCTTTCAGAGTAATAGGAACAGAAGCGGCCTGCGGAACAAGTGTAGGTGCTGCATCTACTTTTAATGGTGCTACTAATGTCAGATTATTTAATTCAGGTTCTACAAATAGATTAGTAACTGTTGCAAATGCAGCAGACGGTACTATTGGAACTTGCACATTAGCTGACGGCGAAGTAACATTCATCAAAAAAGATAAAACAGACCAAATATTTGCTGCTCATGCAGAAATATTAGGAACTGCGGTCATTTGGTCGTAATGGAAAATAAAGCAGTATGGTTAGATCAAATTGCAATAACATGCAGTATGACGTTATCCCTGCTTAATAAAAAAGCAGAAGAACAGGGGAGAGTAGCTGAAGAAGATCAGTTAATGAGTGATGTATGCATGGGATATTTATATTTATTAAATGTATGCGACACTACAGGAGCTTTGGAGCAATATCCAGAGTACAGCATAGGTAAAGTATTAAATAGAACTATTCACTAATGTTAGATGTCAGCAGAACAGATGTAATTAGTGATAGTTTTATGGACTTTCCTACACCAGATAGGTTTATTAAATTACCTATTGATGCATACTTAGACTTACTAGGTATAACCCCCAATACTTCTCAAACAGCGTTAATCAACGCTATTAATAACCCAAAATATAGATTTGTATGTGCCGCTATCTCTAGACGGCAAGGTAAGACATATATAGCAAACGTTATTGGACAACTTGTTTCACTCGTGCCGGGCTCAAACATTTTAATTATGTCACCCAACTACTCTTTATCTCAGATTTCTTTTGACTTACAGAGAGGTTTAATAAAACACTTTGATTTGGAAGTTACAAAAGATAACGCAAAAGATAAAGTTATAGAGCTTTCTAATGGCTCTACTATTCGTATGGGTTCAGTAAATCAAGTAGATTCTTCTGTTGGAAGGTCTTATGATTTAATAATTTTTGACGAAGCAGCACTAGCTGACGGAAAAGACGCTTTTAATGTAGCTCTTCGTCCCACATTAGACAAGGATAATAGTAAAGCAATATTTATTTCTACTCCTCGAGGCAGAAATAACTGGTTTGCAGACTTTTATCACAGAGGATTCAGTGATGAATTCTATGATTGGTGTTCTATAAGAGCAACCTATCATGAAAACCCTCGCTTTAGTGATGACGACATCAAAGAAGCGAAGAAATCAATGTCCGAAGCAGAGTTTGCCCAAGAATATATGGCAGACTTTAACACTTATGAAGGACAAATTTGGAATTTTAATTTTGAAAAGTGTGTCGCAGACCTTAGTCAGTTAGATACTAGTAATATGGACGTATTTGCAGGACTCGATGTTGGATATAAAGACCCAACTGCGTTGTGCGTTATAGCCTATGACTGGGATCAACAAAAATTTTATCTTATAGATGAATACATGGACGCTGAAAAAACTACAGAACAACATGCTACCGAAATTCGCCGAATGATAGACAAATATAGCATTGATTATATTTATATCGATTCTGCAGCACAACAAACACGCTTTGATTTTGCTCAGAATTATGATATTTCTACTATAAATGCTAAAAAATCTGTTTTAGACGGAATTGGACATGCAGCGGGTATCATAGATAACGATAATTTGATTATAGATCAGAAATGTCGAGAAGCATTATCATGCGTAGACCAATATCAATGGGATAGTAATCCTAATTTACTCAAAGAAAAGCCAAAACATAATATGGCAAGTCATATGTCAGATGCCCTGAGATATGCGCTGTATACATTTGAGACATCAGCGAGTACATTTTAGTTTTGACCTACGAAAAAATAAATGTTGACATGAAGGTAAAATTTTGGTATAATTTTAATTAATAAGGAATTTATGGATTTAAAAAGGGATTTAGTCAAGTACGTTAGAGACAAAGCGAAATCTAAATATAAGAAAGACACCCAGTGCTTTATCTGTGGTGAAACAGAAAATTTAGACTTTCACCACTTCTACGGAATGACTGAGCTTTTAGATACTTGGTTGAAAAGTAATAAAATTACGATAAAATCAGCCGATGAGATTATGAAAATTCGTGAAAACTTTATTGAAGAATTTACAAATGAGATTTACAATGAAGCTGCTACACTATGCAAAGCCCACCATCAAAGGCTTCACAGTATTTATGGCAAAAGACCTAAACTAGTGACAGCCCTTAAGCAAAAAAGATGGGTGGATAAACAGAGAGATAAACATGGCATGGTATGATAGAATTTTAGGCAGAACAGGTAGCGAGGAGAAATTAAATCCTGCGCAATCGTATATCGGTTTAGAAGAAGGGTTAACAATTGACACCCGAGAAAAGAAAGACAATTACAGATCCGCTTATGAAGAACTAGAAGTAGTTAATAGGGCGGTAAATATGATAGTAGACGATTCAGCCGACATTAGGTTTGATATCGGTAACAAAGTAAACGGGATAGCACCAGTTGTAGAAAATATTCGAAAAACTCGTGTAGACTTATTACTTAATAAAGAACCGAATCCGTTTCAAGATATCAATACATTTAAGAGAAATCTTATAATTGATTTACTTATAGACGGAAACATTTTCATATATTTTGATGGAAGACATTTATATCATCTTCCAGCACAGAATGTAACTATCCATTCTGACACTAGTACTTACATTGAGAAATTTGTATATGATGGTCATGTTGACTATTCTACGAAAGAAATAATACATATTAAAGAAAACTCATTTAAATCGATCTATCGTGGAACACCAAGGTTAAAACCTGCATATAGAACAATGTTTTTACTAGATAACATGAGGAAGTTTCAAGATAACTTCTTCAAGAATGGAGCAGTTCCAGGATTAGTACTTAAAAGTCCAAATACTCTCTCTGAGAGAATCAAAGAGAGAATGCTGCAAGCGTGGCAAACTAGGTATAATCCAACAACGGGCGGAAAACGTCCACTTATTTTAGATGGTGGAATTGAGGTTGAAGACTTAACAAAAATCAACTTTAAAGAACTAGACTTTCAGTCATCGATCACAGCAAATGAGAAAATAATTTTAGAAGCTATGGGTGTTCCACCTATACTTTTAGATGGCGGGAATAATGCAAATATTAGACCCAATCACAGACTTTACTATTTGGAGACTATTCTTCCTATAGTAAGAAAAATAGCTTATGCTTATGAAAGATACTTTGGTTTTGCACTAACGGAAGATGTAACAAATATTCCAGCATTGCAACCTGAGTTACGTGACCAAGCTGCATATTATGCAACATTAGTCAACACAGGCATAATGACACCAAATGAGGCTAGAGACGCAATGGGCCATGAACCTTTAGAGGGCCATGACGAATTGAGAGTCCCAGCTAATATAGCGGGTTCTGCAGCGAACCCCGAAGAAGGTGGAAGACCACCACAAGAAGAGGAACAGGATAATGGCGAACAAGAAAGCAATTCTTAACCAATTAGCAGATTATTTTGCTGATAAAGGTATGCTTACTCCTTCTGAGTATAAAATGGCTGATGACGCTCCAATGCGTTATATGTTAGCAAAAAGACCTTTTGGGTCTTGGACGCGTATGCAAGGAATGATTAAAGTAAACTTTCCAGACCAATGGGCCAAAGCAATGGGAGCAGAAGCACCAGCACCAGCTGTTGAAGAAGCACCTAAAGCGGCTGCACCTAAAAAAGCAGCAACGGCAGCTCCCAAAAAAGCTAAGAAATAAGGTAGGTACATATGGAGAAAATTTTTCATTGGACAAATACTTTCAAAACTCTTGGCGAGGACGATGACGGTAGCGTTGATATTAAAGGATTAGCGTCTACTAATGCAGTTGACCGAGCAGGAGATGTTATCAATCATGATGCATGGATTAAAAAGAATGGATTAGAAAATTATAAAGCTAATCCAATCGTTCTGTTTAATCATGATTATAACAAACCTATTGGTCGTGCAACTTCGTTGGAAGTTACAGACAAAGGTCTCGAATTTGGAGCGAAAGTTTCCAAGTCCGCAGGCGAAATAAAAGATCTTATTAAAGATGGTGTTCTTGGAGCCTTTTCTGTCGGTTTCAGAGTCAAGGACGCAGATTACAACTCAGAAACTGATGGATACACAATAAAAGATGCCGAACTATTCGAAGTATCAGTTGTTAGTGTACCTTGTAACCAGGGAGCTATGTTCTCAGTTGCAAAGTCATTTGACAGCATGGATGAATACAACGAGTGGAAACAGCACTTTAATAATAACGAGGCTCAGAGCTTTTCTGCGCCACAAGCCGAGGATAAAACCTCAAAACAGGAGACTAATATGTCAAATGACACTAAAACTCCCGAAGCTAACAGCGATATCGACTTGAAAGCTTTTGCAGAAGAAGTAGCTAAATCAACAGCTGCTAAAATTGCAATGCAACAAGCCGAAGCTAAGGCTAAGGAAATTGCAGAAGCTGAAGAAAAAGCAGTTCAAGAAGAAGTTGAGCTAGCTGAAAAAGAAGCTGAGCAAGAAAAAGTTAAAACTATAGTCGAAGTTGGAATGTCAGGAGCTGAAAAGCTTATGAACGACGTTGAAGAACGTGTTTCAGAAAAACATGAAGACCTTGAAAAAGTAGTTAACGAACTTCAGTCTGCACTAAAAGATAGAAAAGATGAAATCGAAGCAATTCGTGAGTCTAAAAGAGTCTTTGGTGATAGACAAAACTCTGACTGGCAAAAAGCCTTCCAAAGCGACATTGATGACGCTTTCGTAATGGGTCTTGCCACAGGTAAAGGTTGGGACACTAATCTTGCTAAAAATGTTATGGAAAAAGTTAATGCCCATTCAGGTGTTGGCGTTTCTTCAGCAGACTTTGAGCAAACAGTTTCAACAAATATCGAAAGAGATATTCAATTAGAGCTAGTATTGGCACCCCTATTTAGGGAAATACCAATGGCTTCAGCAACTCAAATCATTCCTATCTTACCAGATGCCGGTTATGCAGAATTTACTTCTAACCAAACAGCAACTGGAAGTTCACCACATGGTAACTTAGAGGAAAGAGGCGACACATATGGTTCACCATATAGTGGAGTTGATCTAACTGAAAGAACACTTTCAACCAAAAAACTTATTTCTCAATCTTACTTAGGTAATGAGACAGAAGAAGATGCAATCTTGCCTATTCTACCATTGATTCGTGAATCAATCATTAGATCACACGCAAGAGGTATCGAAAATGCTATCTTAGTGGGTGACCACGCTGATGGTGTTTATGGTACATCTCAAGCTACATTTGATGGCTTGGTTGCAATCGCAGCTGGCGCTGACTCATCAGGTACTCACGTAACTCAGTCAACAACAGCTTTTGCTTCTGAATCTTTAACAGCTCTAGACCTTCTAGCAGCTAGAAAGAAAATGGGTAAATATGGAATGAATCCAGCAGATGTTACTTTTATTGTTAACATGCAAGAATACTACAGCTTACTACAAGACGCTGAGTTCCAAGATGTCAACTTAGTTGGCAACATGGCTACTAAGCTAAGTGGTGAAATCGGATCAGTCTTTGGCTCTAAAGTCATCGTTTGTGATGAATTCGCAACTCCAGCAGTAAGTAAGTTCTATGCTTGTGCAGTTTACACTAAAAACTATGTAATGCCTAGATTAAGAGGTGTAACAATCGAATCTGACTACGAAGTAGCTAATCAGAGACGAGTACTTGTTGCTTCTCAGAGACTAGGGTTTACTGACATGATTGCTAATGCAACTTCAGTTCACGCTTTACAGTACAAAGCTAGTTAATAGCTAATGCGAATATTTGGAGGGGGTATAGACTCCCTCCAATATTTTTTTAAATAATTATGGCAGATTTAATAACATTACAACAATACAAAGACTTTCAAGGTTTGCAAGGCGTACAGCAAGACGCCCGTATTAATATAATTATTGACTCTGTTAGCCAGTTAGTTAAAAACTATTGTGGCACTGATATTATAGATCATTACTCAAGTGCAAAGACTGAGTACTTTGATATACATGATAACAATACTACAAAAGTAATGCTAACCGAAGGACCGATAAATACGGTTACTTCAGTATCAGAAAGAGAATCACAAGCAGACTCTTATATAACCCTCATTAAGGAAAATTCCGATAGTAGTGGTAAGTATGAGTATGTAGTAGATACTTTAACTGATAGTATCGTTCGTACTAATGATAGTATTGACGTATCCTTTCCTAAAGGTAGGAAAGCAGTAAAAGTAGTCTATACCGCAGGGTATAGTGCTACACCCGAAGATTTAAAACTTGCAGTATTTGATTTAGTTAAATACTACTTAAAAGATGAAAGCAGGGAAAGAATGACGATTGCAGGAGCAACGGTAGAAAACCCAGGCTCTAGTAGTCAGTCAGGAAACCCAGGATTTCCAGACCATATTAAACGAGTACTAGATATGTACAAAGTTTATACTTAATGGCAATAAAACAATTAGAACAAAGATTAGATAATCTATATGAATTAATTTTTTCTAAAGAGTCTAATGATAAAATTAGAAATGACTTTGCAGAACAAAGAAATTTATGTATAGTCGGAAGAAAAGAAGTTGCAAGATCTTTAATGATTGCTTGGGAACATTATAATCCTAAACGAGCACAAAATCAGCAAGCAAAAAGTGCGATATCTGAAGTATTTGATGATTTTGGAAAAGATGTTGTAAAAGAATTTAAATCACATCTTCCAACAAAAATCAGAGGTGTAGATATACATTTAGCTCGAGGATCAAATGCACATGTAATAAGATTTGTTATAGAAGAAGACGACCCAGGCAATGCTGACGATATATTTAGAGACTTAAATCATAAAGTAGTTCAACCACTTGTAAATTCTGCAAAATATAAAAAATACTTTACAGAAGAATCAAAAACAGCAAAAGGAACAGCTCCAAGTGGTAGCATGAAAAAGTTTCAAATTGCTCACGGAAGTGGAGACTCAGTTTTTGAAGCAAGACAACAAGTTACTAAAGATGAATTAGATACTTTGTTAGGAATTAAAAATTTACCTGCAGATGCACGAGCTGAAATTAGAAAAGGTATTAAAGATTTTATGGAACTTTTTCTTGAAAGCGAAAGAGAAGTAAACGTAAAAGTCGTAGAAGGAAAAATAGTAGCTAAAGAAACAATAAGTCTTTCACTACAAACAGCAAGAGAAAATCTATTAGATGCTGGGCCTTCAATGAGTGCAGGTAAAAAACAGAAAAAAGTTATCGAAAACTTGATGGGGAATATCCAAAAGTTAATAAAAAGAGATAGCAAAAATTGGGGGCCAAGAGCAAAAGGCTCGCCCTCTATAGTAGATTTAACAGGGTCAAGTATTGCAAATACGCCCACAATGAAAAGAAAGTATGCTAATAGAACAGCACGCAATCTTACAAGATTTAAACAGTCACCTAAAAGTGTTTCTCCTCAAAAAGCAAGTAAAAGTAAAAAGTTTGACAGAGAGACAAGAATTATAAAAGGTGGTGGTGTTACCTCAGCAATGAAAGCTGCAGGTGGAAGACAAAAAGGAAACGAAACAGGATTAGGAGGAGCAACAGATCAAAAAGATTTTGCTCTTCAAATGAGACACTTATTAAAAGTTAAAAACGCTATTAATAAAAGACTACCTGCAGAAGTTAGAAGAAACATGGGAAAACCTGCTTTAACAAATAGAACAGGAAGATTTTCAAACTCTGCACATGTAGAAAGTATTATACCAGCAGCACAGACACTAATGGTAAAATATAGTTATAGATTAAATCCTTATGAAACATTTGAGAATACAGGGGTTAAAAAATGGCCTACTGGTTATAACCCTAAACCCTTAATTGCAAAAAGCATAAGAGGATTAGCATTAGGGTTAACAGATGAAAAATTAACAATTAGGAGAAGCTAGTGGCATCAATATATAGAACAGCAAGAAAAAAGATAGTAGATGCACTAGTCGAAAAACTAAAAGGAATTAATGGTATACACCCATATAATTCTAACATATTTAATAATGCTCATGGACACATGATATTTTTAGATCAAATCCAGGAATACCCAAAAGTTTGTGTAGTCGCTGGAGATGAAGTTAGGCAATACCAGCCTGGCGAATTTAAGTGGAGATTCTTACAGTTAGACATAAGAGTTTATGTTGAAAATCAAGAAGATTCACAGGAAGCTTTAGCTGTTTTAATGGAAGACATTGAAAGAGTTATAGATGACAACGATATTCTGGTTTACGATTCAACTGTAGACCCGAGTTTAAAAACAACTTCCTTAACTTTATTATCTCTAACAACTGATGAAGGAGTTTTAGCTCCCCTCGGAATTGGAGAAATGACAATAGAGTGTAGGTACTAATCGAAATTACAAAGCAGGTAAATATCTAGCTAAGTACTTTCAAAGACGATAAAATAGGAGAAAAGCAATGGCTTTAAATCTATCAAGAAATACCAAAGTATTCGTTAG